TGCTGGCGACTGGATGGGAGGCTTTGAAAACGATGAAGGAGGCTGGCTATGACGTTGCAGGAAGCTAGGGATATGGAGAGTTTCTATATCGCTGCTGAGAAACAGGTACTTAATGGTCAGTCGATCAGCAAAGGTGATCGGACTTGGACGCGGGCGGATCTTGCTGAGATTCGCAAGGGGCGGCGGGAGTGGTCTGCCAAGGTGCAGCAGCTATCTCGCGTAGGTGGGTTTGCTGGGCCGTCAGTCGCGGAGTTTTAACCTATGAATCTACTGGATAGAGCTATTGCGACTGTTGCGCCGAGTTGGGCGCTAACGCGGGCGCGGTCGCGGTCTGGCCTTGCGGCTTATGAGGCGGCGGTGCCAAGTCGAACCCATAAGGCAAAAAAGAGCGTCGGTTCCGCTGATTCTATCGTTCAGCGTTCAGCCAAATCCTTGCGTGATCAGGCGCGTCATCTGGAAGAAAACAGCGATCTTATCGATGGTCTTTTGACGACTTTGGTTAATAACGTGGTTGGTAAAGAGGGCATTGGTGTTGAGCCTATGCCGCTTAACCATGAAGGGCGTGTGCATGAACAGTTCGCGCGTGAGCTGCTGGATGGATTTGTTGAGTGGTCGCTGCGGCCAGACTCAACCGGGCAGTACAGTCGCTCAGAAATGGAGCGGCTGGTTTGTCGAACCTGGTTGAGAGATGGCGAGTGTCTTGGTGAGCAGTTGCTGGGGTTTATTCCCGGCTTCATGCATCCCAATAAGGCTGTGCCGTTCTCGCTGCAGCTGATGGAGCCTGATTTTTTGCCGCTCGATCTGACGCGGCCTGCGGATGGTGTTCAGCAGGGTATTGAGGTTAACCGCTGGCAGCAGGCGACGTTCTATCACGTTTACGAGCAGCATCCGGGCAGCATGGCTGTAACGGGCTTTAAAACGCGGCCTGTGAAGGCTGAGCAGATGCTGCATATCAAACAGGTTAAGCGGCTACATACGCGGCGTGGCGTCACTGTGCTGGCTTCTGCTCTGAAGCGTATTTCAGGGCTGGATAACTACGAAGAGTCAGAGCTGGTTGCTGCGCGCATTAGTGCGGCAATGGCCTTCTATATCCGTAAGGGTGAGGGGCAGGACTATACCGCAGACGATACGGCGGAGAAGCGCAGGCACTTCCCAATATCGCCGGGCACCATCTTTGATGATCTAAAGCCTGGCGAGGATGTCGGCTCGATTGAGTCAAAGCGCCCGAGTGCATTGTTACAACCGTTTCGTGATGCGATGACGCGGATGATCTGTAGTGCTGCAGGTGGCGTTAATCACTCAACGGTTTCCAAGAAATATGAAGGTAGCTACAGCGCTCAGCGTCAGGAGCTGGTTGATAGCTTTGTGAGCTATGGCGTGCTGTCGAATGCCTTTATCAATCAGTGGTCACGGCCTGTTTATCGGCGCTATGTGCAGATGTCGATTCTGAGCGGTCGTCATGTGCCGCCGCCAGATGTGGATATGCGCACTGTGCTAATCGCGTATTACCAGCCGCCAGTTATGCCTTGGATCGATCCTTACAAAGAGGCTCAGGGTAATCGTGAGCTGGTTAAAGGTGGGTTTGGCACTGAGGCTGAGGTTAATCGTGCCAGAGGCAAGAATCCGCAGGAGCTTAAGCGGCAGAGGATTCGTGAAATCAAAGAGAATCGGGAGGCAGGGCTGGTGTTTAGCTCCGATGCATACCATGAACTCTATGGAGCGAGGGAAAGTAATGAAGAAAGAACGGTTCAGGACAGGGCTGGCAGCGGCGGCGATGATAGCGCCGATGGCGATGGCAGCACCGCAGGGGCTGACTGAGTTGGAGCTGCAGGAAAGCTGGTATCGCTTTTCCGGCAATGCTGCAGCACGAACGGTTGATCTCTATGTCGTGGGTGACATAGGGGCATGGGGCGTCAGTGCTCGGCAGTTTGCGCGTGATCTGGCTGAGCAGGCCAAAGGGGCTGCGGTCATAAAGCTCTATCTGCACTCTCTGGGTGGCGACATCATGGAGGGGCTGGCGATCTACAACATGCTGCTCAATCATCCAGCGCGTGTTGAGGTGTATATCGCGGGGATCGCTGCCTCAATGGGGTCGGTAATCGCGATGGCGGGGGATGTGATTCATATCCCTGAAAATGGCTGGATCATGGTGCATAAGCCGTGGGGTGGTCAGATAGGCGATGCTGAGCAGATGCGGCGCTATGCGGAGTTGCTGGATCAGTGGGAGGACTCATTGGTGCTCGCTTATGAAAAGAAAACCGGCAAAAGCCGAGAGGAGCTGGCGGATCTGTTGGCTTCTGAAACCTGGTTGATGGGTCAGGACGCAATTGATTTGGGTTTTGCTGATCAGCTTACCGATGCGGTCGAAATGGTCGCGAAAGCAAACAACAGAGCAAAGGATTTTTTGAACATGCCTAAGCGCCTTGCAACACTAATGAATCCGCGTGGTGAGGGTGGTCAGCCGCCTGCTGCGCCAGTACAGACTCCGGCACCGCAGGCGGCAGCGCCTGCTCCGGCTCCAGCGCCTACACCGGCTGCTGATCCTCAGGCTCAGTTCCGAGAGCAGGAGCAGAATCGCCGGAATGGCATTAACGCAGTATTTGATGGTTTCGGTTCCTTTGGTGAGTTGCAGCGTCAGTGCCTGGATAACATGGATTGCACGGAAAGCATGGCCAAAGATAAGCTGCTGGCTGCGCTGGGCGGTAACGGTTCTGCGCCTGCAGGTGCAGGCCGTATTGCTCATATTCACGCGGGTAACGGTGAGTTCGTTCGTCAGGGTATGGCGAATGCTCTGGCAGCGCGTGCAGGTGTTGAAGCATACGAGTCTGACAATAGCTATCGTGGTATGGCGTTAGTCGAAATGGCGCGCATGGCCCTGACGGAGAGCGGTGTTTCTGCTTACGGTTTGGATCGTATGGAGATGATCGGTCTGGCGTTTACTCACTCCAGTTCTGACTTTGGCAATATCCTGCAGGACGTTGCGCATAAAGCGCTGTTGCAGGGTGTTGAGGCGGCTCAGGAGACCTTCCAGCTGTGGACAAAGAAAGGCCAGCTCTCTGACTTTAAACTGAGTAACCGCGTTGCGTTGGACGGTTTCCCGGCGCTGGACGAAGTGCCGGACGGCGGCAAGTATCAGCAGGCGAATATTAATGATCGTGGTGAGTCGATTAAGCTGGCGACCTACGGCAAGCTGTTCGGAATTTCTCGTCAAACCATCATGAACGATGACCTGCAGGCGTTTACAGAAATTCCGAATCTTATGGGGCGCGCAGCGCTTCGTACTGTGGGCAACCTGGTCTATGCGTTGTTGATGGCTAATCCAAAAATGCGCGATGGTAAGGAGTTGTTCCATGCTTCTCATGGTGGCAACCTTGGTGACGCAGCGGCCCTGTCTATGGCTGCTCTGGATGCCGCCTCTACGGTGATGGCGATGCAGGAAGACTCGGCAGGTACTGTGCTGAATGTTGAGCCGAAATTCCTTATCGTTGGCCGTAAGGATAAGGGTAAGGCTACCTCGCTGATGGAGTCGGAATTTGATCCGGATGTGGCTGATTCCAATAACCCGAATATCGTTCGAAACATGGCGACGGTCATTGCTGATGCTCGTATCGATCAGGCGGCCAAAAAGGCAAATGTGAAAGTGCCTTGGTTCCTGGCTGCAGATCCGGCTTTCGGCACTATTGAGGTTGCTTATCTTGATGGTAACGAGCAGCCGCACCTGGAGCAGAAAGAGGGTTGGACGACTGACGGGGCTCAGTTCAAAGTGCGCCACGACGCTGGTGTTGCTGCCTTGTCTGCTACCACTATGTATAAAAACCCTGGTCAATAAACCGTCTGATTGCTCTTTGGCTGTTCTGGCCTGATTAAGAGTTTCTAAAACATAACCACGCGCACGGCGCTGCAGAGATGCGGCGGGCTTTGCTGTGCGCGCAATTTGGAGAAATGGAATGAATAACTTTCTTTCCGAGGATGATGGCCTGGTCAATCTGGTTGCGCCCGCAGGTGGTGTTACTTCGGGTGTTCCGGTGCTGATCGGAGGCGCGTTGATTGTGCCAAAGTCGACTGCTGCAGAGGGTGAGCTATTTGCGGCTCATTATCGCGGTGAGCATGAGATGGCTAAAA